GCCAAAGCCCCGGGCAACAACAAACTAAACAACCAAAAGCAACCGGCAAGGATTTAGATGTAGGGATGGCCGCAGCTCTGCGAGCATCCAGAGGCGAGTGAACTCCTTGCCTAAGAAAAAGGAGAATGAATCATGGGTTTAATAAATCAATTAAACGCAACTACAGAATATTACTGGCTTAATACTGAGCCGGTAGATATTCTAAATAAAGCATCGGCCTTGCTCTGGAAATTGATGGGCAATGCTATTGTAAAGGACAACTGGGAAGTAAAACCCCACGAAACCGTTGACGGCGGGCTTATGGTAAAAGTTCCTCTGGAGTACGCAAACAGCAACTCTGGCGGATACGGAGCTGCCACTGTCATCAATCAGTCCAAAAAGGACATTATTGATGCCGCCCGGTTTGGATGGGCTGGTATCTATGGAAGCAACACCCTGAATCTCGATGATCTCACCCAGAACACCGGGGACGAGGCGATTATTGACCTGACCAAAATGTATATGCAGTCAATCATTAAGTCTGCAAGAATACAGATGGCGGCTGACGTAATTGCGGCTGCGGCAGATGCAACCCATATCAATGGTCTCGGAGACCTTTTCAATACCAATACTGCTGTAGAGTATGGCGCTATTGCCGAAGCGACTATGCCTGCCTGGAAAGCAAATGTCATCACAGATGCGGAAGCCATATCTTTTGAGGTCCTGCAAAAGGTATTCAGGGCCCCTGACATGGGCGATTTCCAGGGTATGCTCCCTGATTTCATCGTCACCACAGCCCTTCTGAAGGATGGATACGAGCGATCTTTGCATCCTCAACAGCGATACCAAGATACCAAAATGGTCGAAGCCGGCTGGGATAATATTACCCACAAGGGCGCCCCGATCGTAGCGGACGGCGGCGTCGCCACCGGCAATCTGTATGCGCTTAATCTGAATTTCCTCAGTCTTAGAAGCCATAAGGAATACAACTTCACCAAACCGATCTGGATGGCGAAGACAGTCCTGGGTCAGCCGGATATAATAACCAGCGATACCCGTTGGCGAGGGAACCTCTACTGCTCGAACAGGAGAATGCACTGCCTTCATAGTAACCTGACAGAGCCGGTTTAATGTTTTCCCTTGGGGATAGGCAGATATGCCAAAAACTGGCAACCCTAACCAGCTTCCCCAAGGAAACAATTAGGGATATCGAAAGGGACGATATGAAAGAGATAAAACTTACACGCGGAATGGTTGCATTGGTGGACAATGAAGATTTTGATTGGCTTAACCAATGGAAATGGCAAGCAGATAAAGGACGGCGAACATATTATGCTGTCAGGTCAGTATGGAAGAATGGGCGAACGGCGGAGAAACATTATATGCACAGGGAGATTATGAAAGCACCTCTCAATATGCAAGTTGATCATATCTCCGGTAATGGCCTGGATTGCCAAAAGCATAATATGAGAGTCTGCACTGCTGGTCAAAACAATATGAACCAAAGAAAACACACTGAGAAATGCCACTCTCGTTTCATTGGTGTGAGTTTAAATAAGAGGCGAGGCACGTGGTACGCTTATATTAACATGAACGGCAAGAGAAAAAATCTTGGCGTCTATACTGATGAAGTTCAGGCCGCCATTGCCAGGAATTTAGCCTCTTATAAGTTTTTCGGAGAGTTTGCACACCAGAATGTACTTTAACAATTAACCCTTTAATCTCGTGGGACGTTCGTTGAGGCCCCACATCGAAAGGAGAATAAAATGGCAGAGAGAATTCTATCGGTAGGAGGCAATAAAGCAACGAGACCTCTTTCAGATGTAAGAGGGGTTGGCGTAAGCGCAGCATATCCCAAGACCTCAACCGGAGTGAACATTCTTTCAAAGGGAACGGTAATAACAAAAAAGGCCATTATTGTTGCCAAGGTAACAGAAGTGTTTGCCGATGGCACAGGGACGCAACCCACGTTTAAAATCGGGGAAGTAGGAAGCGACGCTTCCTTTGCAGCAACGACTATCTTTACGAATGCAGCTAATGGAACGACATTTACATTCGCCGGAGAATTGGCTGCATTGAAAAACCTGATAGTTACCGCAACAGCGGCAACAGGAGATGGAACGGGCGCGCTTGCTATAACAGCGCTTATTTTGCCTAAACAGTAAAAGAAAAAGGAGACATAAACATGAAAGAGCTTATTGTAGTGAGAGAATTAACAGGTGCCGGGAGCGAGATCACCTATGTCCCCGTTCCGTGCAGAGGAAATATCAAGTCTGTCCGGGTTGTATCTGATCTTCAAATGGATGCGACAGGAACTTTAACAATCGCCAGAGGTACTGATACAGTCAACTTAGTTACCGTTCCGGCGGGTAATGTTGCGGCAGGTGTAGTTCTTGACGGTGTGCCTGATACCACAAATAAAGGGTTGATATTCGACCCGGATTCGGCAACGACGGCACACAAAGCTATCAAAATTACCGATGACGCTACGTTTTTGGGTGGAGCAGCTACGGTGACGATTTTGATTGCCTACGATGATTCGGCTTACGTGCAGCAAAAAGCATTGGGAAGCTAACAATCTTTTTCCTCCTTTTTAACCCTCTAACCCCTTGCGTATCTATTTTGGTACGCAAGGGATACCTTTGTCTTTATAAGGAGGACGCTTGCCGTGGCAACATTATTGGAATTACAAACCGCTATTCTGGATATTTCCAAAAATCACTATATCCAGACGGAATCGGATGTAGTTTTATCTTCCAGAATTAACAACGCCGTAAATGATATTGCCGGTGGGATAAGAATGCCTAACGGTGAAATTTCCCCTCCGCTACCGGATTTATACAAATCTGCTATCGTCGCTACCAGTTTAACCCTTCCTTATGTTGCCCTGCCTATTGATTATATGCGAAATCTGTTTTGCGTCATAGACAATAGCGGCAATAAAATCGAACCTCCAAGGGGCGGCAATTATTACAGCTTCATGCTATTTTTGAAAAGTATCGGCAGTTTGGATTTGAGCGAAAAAGGGTCTGTATACAGGGCGTGCGTGAAGGGATCAAAACTTTATTATCAGGGCATTCCAAGTGTCAGTGTGAATCTGACTGTTCTCTATTACCGAAAGCCGGTCGCTATGTCTCTGGAGACTGAAACTCCTGATGGAATTCCTGAACATTTACAGATAAGATTGATTAAACACTATGTAGGTCATCAACTTGCGAGAGAAATGGTTGATGGCACAGACAAAATGGCCGCATATCATGAATCTGAGTTTTATAAAGCGATGATTGATCTGACTGATTTTATAGGCATTACAGAAGCGGCGCCTGAATATTATGGATCTGATGGTTCAGAGGATGCGGGGGCGTGTGATGGGTAAAATTAGCTAATAAAAGTGCGAAAAGAGGTCAAAATGATAAAATTAGTCCATTTCTTGCATAGAAAGTTCCCTGAGATTTTCGGCGAGAACGAATATGAAACCCTGCTAAAAGAGGTAGAAGAAGAACGCAACGAAATTATCGGTTTGGCCATTGAGAGGGCGCTTTTGCTGTTGCCTGAGACGGTAGGTCACCTTATAGCCAATCATATTGCGATGAGCAAGATGAATTCTGCTTTTTATACAGATCATCCTGAATTTCGGGATAAGAAGGATATTGTCGCTTCCGTAATTGAAATGGTCGAAGGCCAGAATCCCCATCTTACGGGTGATTACCAGGCAATACTTGCAAAGGCTGTGCCGGTTATCAAAGATAGGATAAAGATTACAGAAGGTTTAAATACAACAACGGTCTCTGAACCAAACAGAGAGTTTCACGGGGTAGTTTGAGATGCCGATCAACTTTGGCCGGGGCAATAGTTTTGCGCTTACAATCAGTTCGGAACAATTATCAAGAGGATTGCGCCCAAGTAAACGAGTTCCCCGCAACAGCGGATTTCTTATTCAATGTGATGGCGCCGTAGGCAAAGATGGTGTTCTGGTCGCTCTCGACCAACTGACAAGGATGGCAACTGATGTTATCACAGATGGCTTTCCTTATCCTCAGATATTTGTCTTTACTAATATGGTCATAATTTGTAGTCCGACCAAGATATATGAGTGGGTCGGTGGAGCATTAGTGGAAAAGCTAACAGTGTCGGCAGGATCTGAATGGAGTGCTGTGGATTTTCATCACTATGTCTATATGAGTAATGGTAAGGTGGCGGTAATAAGGGATGCAATGGATAAAACTTATAAGGTTGTAACAGACTTGCCGATTGCTAAGGCAGTTTGTAACTTTAATGGTCAGATAGTGGTGGGTGGCCTTACGTGAGCGACTGGATAACAAAAAATAAGGACTCGGGCCCCTGGGATTTTAAGAAGCAGGCAAATAAGTGGGGTTATCTCAATAATCCACGTTGGACTATTCAACCTTCACCACCTATCAATTACGATGGAAGAGAAGATGAAGAACCACAGATAACCGTTCCATTTATAGGGAATACATGGATAAGCGATAAGATATTTTCAAAGGGTAATAGCGATAGACACATACCTTGCGGACATTGGCATAGAAAGGAAATTCCTACTTTGCCTCCAGTCCCTAATCTTTATGGTACTGGGTCGAACGATTCCGGACAGATAGGAATCGAGCCTGCCTTGATTGGAGATCGTAACTATAGAAATATATCAGGTTCTTCATGGGATCAAGTTGCCTGCGGTTACTATCATACTCTCGCTATTAAATCTGATGGCACTATATGGGCAACAGGAAGGAATACTGAAGGCCAGCTTGGATTAGGAGATAATAATTATAGATATGAGCTTGCTCAGGTAGGTTC